GCGCCCTCGACCCGTTCGCGCTCACGCCGCTCATCCTCCGGGGGACGATGCTCACCCTCCCGGGCCACGGCATCCGCGTGCTGCACGCCGTCCTCGGCATCGCCACGGAGGCCGGCGAGCTCGTGGACGCGGTGTGCCGCACGCTGCTCTCCGGGAAGAAGCTCGACGCCGTGAACCTGGCCGAGGAGGCGGGTGACGTGCTCTGGTACGTCGCCGTCCTGCTCGACGCGATCGGCCTGCCCTGGGAGCCCGTGATGCAGGCCAACATCCTGAAGCTGGCCCGGCGCTTCCGGGCGAGCTTCGACGGCGAGGACGCGATCCTCCGGGACGTGGACGCCGAGCGGCGCGTCCTCGAGGAGGCGCTGGCCGGCGCCACGGTGGACCACGGGGACGTGGTGGGGACGACTGCCCCTCCGGCCCGGTACAACCGTGAGGGCGAGCGCGAGACGATCGACGTGATCCGCGATCTCCTGGGGGACGAGGCCTTCGCCGCGTACTGCTTCGGGCAGGTGCTCCGCTACCGGTCGCGCGCCGGCGCCAAGGACCCCACCGCCCAGGACCTCGCCAAGGCCGACTGGTACCGGCAGATGGGCCTCCACGTGCAGTCGGGTGGGCGCATCCCCGACCCGCGGGTGTACCGAGAGGGCTTCGCCCCCTACGTCCGCCAGCCCTTCCCCTACGGCCTGCACGGGCTCGCCCTGGCCTCCGACATGGGGCCGACCGCGCTGCTCACCGACCGCGACACGGTGGGCCGGTGAGCGCCCGGGTCGAGAACGGGACCGTCTGGACGGAGCGGGCGGCCGGCGAGGGCGTGCGCACGCAGGTCGTGCCGATCCCCGAGGAGGAGTTCGGCGCCCCCGCGATGATGCTCGTGCAGACCAGCTTCGCGGGCTCCGACTGGTTCGACATCCCGGCTCCCAACGGCGGGCCGTTCGGGGCGCCCTCCCGGCGCCGGGTGACGCACCGCTTCGTCGCCCCGTGCTGGTGTGGGTGCGGCACGGAGCAGGCGTGGCACCTCCACGGCGGGAACGCCGGCGTGATCGAGTGCCCGGCTACCAAGCAGTTCAAGTTCTACGACGCGGAGTCCTTTCGCGCCGCTCACCCGGAGATCGCCAAGCCATGCCGCTGAACGTCGAGCTCGACCCCCGCACCCGTCAGGGGGTCAAGATGATGACCTGCACGGGCGCCGAGGTCGTCTACCTGGACCCCTCGCACACCCGCATCCGTGGGCGTGACCTGCTCGTCCACCTCTCCAACTCCTGCCGGTACAGCGGCGCGATCAAGGTGCCGATCCTACTGCACCTCGCGCTCTGCACTCGCCTCGGCCTGCTGCTCGGCTGCACGCCGCAGACGCTGGCCTACGTCGCCGCCCACGACCTGCACGAGGCCTACGTCGGCGACCTCCCCACCGGCCTGAAGCGGGTGCTCCCGGGGTGGGAGAAGATCGAGGACGCGTGGGAGCAGTACGTCCACGAACAGCTCGGCCTCGCGTGGCCGCCGCCGCACAACGTCAAGCTGTTCGTGAAGGCGATCGACCTGGTGGCCCTGCTCGTCGAGATGCGCCACTTCCAGCACCCCTGCTACTGGGAGGGCTGCGAGCGCGTGGGGCGCGAGCCGACGCGGGAGGAGATGATGGAGCTGGACACCCTCACCGACGAGGACCCGGTGTCATGGTACTTCACCGTCCAGCAGGCCGTGAACGAGGGCGGCGGGCGGATGCCCGACTACAGGGACGGGATGTAGCCCGAACTCCCCCGCGGCGCCCCCTCCCGGCCCTGTCGGCTCACCCCCGACAGGGCCGCGTTGCTTCCGGGGCAGGTAGTTCGTCGCCCGTGCGGCTACCTTCGGGACATGGACACCGAGCAGCCGCAGGCCACCCTCACGAACGACCCCGAGCGCGTCAAGCAGGCCGCCCTCCTCCACGCCAGGACGTGCCTCGCGATCCACGACCGTTACCCCCTCCTCGCGCTCGCCCGCGCCCACCACCGGAACCGCCGCGGGCAGCCCATCAGCTTCACCGACAAGCCCTTCCTGATCCCGCTCTACGCGATGGCCCCCCACGCGCCGGAGATGGTGTTCGCCAAGGCGGTGCAGACCGGCATCAGCGAGATGCTGATCCAACTCATGCTCTACAACGCAGGGTGGCGCGACAGAATCTGCGCCTACGTGCTCCCGCAGTACAAGACCTCCGAGCGGTTCGTTGACGAGCGGTTGAACCCGCTCCTGGTCGAGGTCCCCGCCTACGAGGCACGCACCCCGGGCGAGGCGTTCGGCACCGCGGCCACCAAGTCCAAGGGCAACCTGAAGCGCAAGCGGTTCGGCCGCCTCGGCTCGCTCCTGTTTTTGGGCTCGAACACCCCCGCCGACTTCGTGGAGTTCTCGGCCGACACGGCGATCATCGACGAGTACGACGAGTGCGAGCCGGAGAACGTCGGCAAGCTGATCGACCGCGTGCGCGAGTCGGCGTACCCCCAGGTCTTCAGCGTCGCCAACCCCCGCCTCCCGGGGCAGGGCATCCACCGCATGTGGAAGCAGGGGGACCGCTCCCGCTGGTTCCAGCGGTGCACGGCGTGCGGCGAGCGCCAGCCCCTCGTGTGGGAGGAGCACGTCGTCCGCCGCACCGACAACGGGATGTGGGTGCCGCGGGACACCGCCCGCGCCAACGCCCCCGAGCTCGGCGACATCCGGCCGGTGTGCCGTCGGTGCAAGCGTCCCTGGGACCGCGAGGCCCAGGGCGGCGTGTGGGTGGCCGAGGCCCCCGGCCACACCCCCAGCTTCCACATGTCCCGCCTCGACGTGCTCGACCCCCAGCCCTTCCGCCGGCTGTACGCCGAGTGGGTCAAGGCGCAGGGCAACACGATCGCGATGTCCAACTTCCACACCGGCGTCCTCGGCCGCCCCTACGAGCCCGCTGGCTCCCGGGTCACCCAGGAGATGCTGGAGCTGGCGATGCACGACCAGCCGCCGATCGACCACCACCCCCAGCCCGAGAAGTACAAGGCGAACACCCTCGTCATGGGGGTGGACGTGGGCGCCGTGCTCAACGTCTCGATCTCGATCCTGCTCTCCGACGAGAAGTCCCCCACGGGCTACCGGCGGCGGGGCGTGTACGTCTGCGCCGTCCCGCAGTTCGAGGACCTGTACGACCTCATCGACGCCTTCGCGGTGGACGTGTGCGTGATCGACGCGATGCCCGAGACGCGCAAGGCGAAGGAGGTCCGGGACCACTACACCGACGAGGGGACGTGCGAGGTGTGGCTCTGCCGGTTCCACCCGCAGCCGAAGGTCGGCGCCGAGACGTTCGGCCTGAAGCTCGACTACGACGAGAAGGTGGTGACCGTGGACCGCACGCAGGTCATGGACGCGACGATGGACGAGATCGCCGCCCGCCTGAAGACCTTCCCCTCCGACGCGAGCACGGTGCTGGGGTTCACCGACCAGATGAAGGCCCCCGTCCGCCAGCTCGACCCGGACGCCCAGCGCATCGTGTGGTCCGAGGGGAACGACCCCGATCACTTCCGGTTCGCGGACGTGTACGAGCGGGTGGCGCAGGAGGTCCACGACCGGAGCGGCGGCTACTTCGAGTGACCCCCGGCGAGCGCGTTTCGCTCGCGTCGGTTTTGCCCCTGTTCGTGTAGGTGGCCGGTGACGACGGGTTCGTGAAGGTCGCGTGGGTAACTTTTTTGGAAGTGCTGACGTTCGACGACGATCCAGGTGATCCCGAAATAGAACCCCCCTATGGATGCACTTTCGGGGGGTCCGTTTCGGGGGGTCGGAGAGGCCCCGTTTTTCGATCTGGATCGCTACCCCTGGGTGCCTGGCCGGGAGTGACTCGGCCGCTCGCAGGAGTCCCATGCCGATCGATCCCGCCACCTCCACCGTGCTCGACCAGGGGGCCAAGTCCCGCCTCGAGCGCCTTCGACGTGAAGAAGCTCGTCCGCTGGCTCCGCACCTCGCCGGCCGTGACGACCGGGAGCGCCCACGCCGTCCGCTTCGTGCTGTCCGTCTGGTACGGCACGGTGGAGCTGCACCGGTCCCACCGGGGGATGGTCCCCTTCGACCTGCACGCCGCGCTGAAGTCCTGGGACGACGGGCACCGGGCGGCGTTCCAGGCCTGGCTCGTCAAGCCCTGGTGGCCGTAGCGGGGCGGGGCCGCCGGGGCGGGTGGTTCTGATCCGGGTTCACCCTCCCGGCCCGGTGGCGATCGCCCGGCTGGCGACGTAGGCGAGCCGCGTGCGCGGGCGTGCTACCTTCCTGCCCGTGCAGAGGACTTTCATGCGCGTGCTCGCCGGTGCCCCCGTCGTCCCCGTCCGTCGCCCCTCGACCAACTACGCCGCGTCCAACCGGTTCGCCGACGTGCAGACCCGCGACCGGCAGGGGGTGGCCGCCTTCACGAACGTCATCGAAGCGGCGTTGCCCTTCCGGTACGTCGAGCAGAACCGCTTCCTGACCAACTCGGAGCTCTGGCAGGTCTACAAGGTGTGCGGCGAGGTCCGGGCCTGCATCGACGCGATCGTGCGGCTGATCTCGACCTGGGATTGGGGGATGTACCCGACGATCGACCCGAGCGACGACCGCTACGAGAAGGCCCTGGAGATCGCGGAGACCACCCGGCGCTTCTTGTCCGGCCCGAACACCGACGGCGAGACGTGGCAGGAGTGGCTGTCGAAGCTCTGCCGTGACGCGCTGGTGTTCGACACGCTGGTGAGCGAGTGCGTGTCGGACACCCGGGGCAAGCTGGTCGAGCTCGTGGCGCTCCGCGGCGGGGACGTGGTGCCCGTGTACGACGTGAAGCAGCGGCTCCAGGGGTACCAGCAGAGCAACCCGCTGGGGAAGGTCGTCAACTTCGAGCCCGACCAGCTCCTCTACATGAACCTCCACCCGAACACGACGAGCCCGGGTGGGGTGCCGCTGATCGAGAGCATCATCAACGAGGTCATCACGATGATGCGGCAGTCGAAGCACATCATGCAGGCCTTCGACGCTGACGAGATCCCGCCGGGCATCCTGCTCCTGGCGGGCCTCGCGGGGAAGGCGGCCGAGCGCGCGGTGGCCTCGCTCCGGCAGATGAAGGGGCAGGACCACAAGCTGCGCGTCCTCACGACGAATAACCCCCAGGGCATCGCCGCCCACTGGGTCGAGCTTCGGCACAAGCCCCAGGACCTCGACATGAAGGACCTGGTGCGCGAGGTGAAGCGCACGGTGTGGCGGGTGTTCGGAGTGAAGCCGGTCACGATGGGGGACACCGAGGCGACCCCGCGCGCGACCGCCGAGGTCCAGGTGGACGCCCAGGACTCCGGGCTCATCCGCCCGTTCCTGGAGCTCTTCGAGCAGAAGATCAACATGCGGGTCATCCCTCTGGTCGTGGGCGATCCCGCGCTGGCCTCGCTCGTCGCCTTCGAGTTCGACCTGGGGGTCCGGCTCACCACGAAGCAGGAGCTGGAGCAGGCGCAGCGCGACGCGAGCGACATGGACCGCGGCGCCCTCACCATCAACGAGCGGCGGGCCGACCGCGGCCTCCCGCCCGTCGAGTACGGGGACGTGCCGCTGGTGAAGGTGGGCGGAGGGTACTCCACCCTCGAGGCCGTGGTGGAAGCGGCGCTCGCCGCCGAGGCCACCGAGCCCGCGGAGCCGGGTGCCCCCGAGGATGGGGAGGACGGTGGCGACGGGGCAGACGAGGGGGACGGCAAGCCGAAGGCCGGCGACCCGAAGGAGGACGACGCCGCCCCGGGCGAGGCAGACCCCGAGGAGGAGAAGGCGAAGCTGGTCCGCGTGGGCCAGGCGATCGGGCGCGCGCGCGCGGGCGGGGCGGTCATCACCCACCGCGGGCGGGTGCTCCCCTACCTGCCCCGGGCGCGGCGCACCCCGCCCCCCTCGGCCCGGCCCGCCCAGCGGTGGGCGCGGCTGCCCCTGGCCTACGGCTCGGCCTGCGAGCCCGATGCGGTGGTCCGGGACGTGCGGTCCTCCGACCTGCCCTCCGACTGGCAGCCCGAGGGGAAGTTCAAGGGCTACCGGACGCTCGACCTCGGCGCCCTGGGGGACGCGATCACCGCGTACCAGCGCGAGGTGTCCCCGCTGTACCGGCAGGCCCGGATCGATGCCGTGGCGGCGATCCGCTCGTTCTTGGGTGACGGGAAGATCACCAACGAGGAGCTGCCCCGGGCGATGGCGAAGGTCCGGGACATCCTGGACGGGCTGGCCTCGAAGTGGTCGATGGCGACGGCGCCCCTGTACCGGCGGGCCGGGAAGGTGGGGCGCGACGCCGCGGTGAAGTTCACCACCCACCAGGTCGTCACCGATTGGGAGACGCGGAGCAACGCGTACCACGAGCGGGCGATGGGGTACCTCTCCGGGGACCGCGGGCTGATCTCCGACCTCCGGGCGCAGATCAACGAACTGCTGCTCGTGAGCGTGCGCACGAAGGCGATCGCCCAGGGACGGGCCGAGGACGATCCCACCGCCATCGTCGAGGGGATCGACGTGCCGATGCTGCTCGGCGCCGTCCGCCAGATCTTCGACCGCAACGAGTTCCGCACGGCCAACTGGGGCGGCAAGCTGGTCGAGCTGGCGAACGACCTCACGACGGCGGGGATGCAGGAGGGGTCGGGCACGGCCGTCTCGTCGGATGGCACCACCAAGTCGGTCAACTGGTACTTCGAGTGGGTGTCCGTCGGGGACGGCGTGATGTGCCCGACGTGCTCGACCGAGGGGCGGGCGGGCTTCCGTCCGGTGTCCAGCATGAGGCTCCAGCCCGGAGGGGCCACGGAGTGCGCCGCCCGGTGCCGTTGCGTGCTGACCTTCTGGACCGAGGACGAAGTGAAGGCGGGGAAGGCCACGAAGCTGTCGAACTACGACG